ACTGTTTTAAGTATTTCTGTGCTTGCTCAAGCATATCAAGTTCTGCACTGATTGGCAAGAGTATTCCTTTATCTTTTGGGTCTAATTCATAACCAAAGGGAATTGTTCTTGCTACACGTGGGATTGATACCCATTTACTATTTTCTTTAAGGTCTGTCGGTTGTGGTAATTTCCATTTACCTAATGGTTTAGTCATCTTCATCCTGTGCTTTTTTAGCTGGCATCAACATGACACCACCCTTAGCTTCTACTTGTACCTTCTCAGTCTTAACTAATCCAGTACGATCTAGTAGCTCTTTAGCGGCAGTCATCTTATCACGTATACCTAATTCAGTAGGATCATATAGCGCACCTACCATAGCCATAGCCGCTTTAGGTACATTACGTGCTAAGTAGCTGTGAGTAACGTCAATGATTTCTTCTTTGAGGCTATTCGTTATTTCTGTGTTAGAAGTATTAGCTGAATAACCTGCAATGATCTTAGCACTGGTAATGTCTCCACCAGCTTCGTCCATAAGGACTGCTAAGAACTTCTTCTGTCTATCTGTTAGCTCACGTGCCATATTATTATTCCACCATGTGTAATGCTTGTTCAAGCGTTTCTTTGTTACGCCTAGACCAACCACGTCCAAATGTTTTGTACGTATCTAATCCTTCATAGAACCCTTGTCTTACTGTATATACATAATCAATAATATACTTAGGGTCTTTCTCCATAACAAGTTGTAGTGTATTAGGACCAATAGCACCATCTGCTGTAGCACCTACTGCACGTTGTATAGCTTTAGCAGGTCTACCACTACCACTATTAACAGCCCAATCAAATGCACACCAATCTACTCCCGATGGAAGTTGATCACCTTTGACTCTATCCCAATAGTTCTTCTTGTAGATAGGGCCAACATCATCTGGTGTTAGATCACGCATCTCTTCTTCAGTAGACTCACGACCAATCCATTCATCATATACACGTTTGGTTACACCAAGATTAGTCATGCCACCGGGATCACTAGGATGATTTACGTAACCACCTTCATGTTCCAATAGCATTTCTAAACATTCGTTAAAGTTACTCTTCATTATTTTTTCCCGCCGAAGTATTTACTTACGCCACGCATACCAATGCTGGCACTCACGATTCCACCCAATGAGTACTGATACCAATCGGGCATAACCTCTAATGCAGTAAAACCTGCCTGTACAATCTGATTGCCCCACTCACCACAGAAGGCTAAAATCAAAGGAATGGAAAACAATAAAGTAATCCATTCATCTTTCCAACTATTCTCTGTAGCCTTCATAGCGGCTATATCCCAGTCTATTTCACCTGTGGCTATCTTCATCTTAGTTTCAGCTTCTGCTTTCTTAACAGCAGTCTTGCCTTCAATCATAGTACCAGCAAGATTAGCAACTTGACCTATTAAGTTTAGTCCTAACATTATCCGTTATTCCCTTTAACTTCTTTCTTGCTCATGTTAGTTACTCCGAAGAATACACCAACTATACCAGCTACAGATAAGAAGTATATAGATGCCATAGAACCAATTATGTCTGCCGCCTTCTCTGCACCTACAATACTACATAGTAATACTAGGAATGGATATGCAAGCATACCAACTAAACAGAACCACGCCATGCGTCTTTGAGCATCACGTTGAGCGTCTTCATCATCGAGTCTACGTTTACGATCTTCTAATTCTAAAGCGTCCCATTCGGACTTATCTATAGAACCACTACCATTAACATCTGCATCTTCAAAGCTAGTCATTCTTAGACTTTCCTATATTTCTTAGACGTTTTAGCAGCGCCTTTAGGCTGTTGAGAAAACTGTTTACCAGCTTTAGTATCTTTACGCTTTTTTGCAGTAGTAGCTGCATACTGCGAACTAGACATTGCTTTAAGCGCAGCAGCTGGTAAGTAACGTTCCCCAGTAGCTTTAGTACCTTGAGTCGAAGGTTTTCCACTTTTAGTCCCCCACTTTTGACGAGTCCACTTATTTAAACTCTTTTGAGATTTGGAAAGGGCCATCACTTATAGCCCCCACCTGCTTTTTTATATTCCGATGCGAGGAGTTGTGCTTTACGTGCAGACCATTGCCCGGCCTTGCCCCCCTTAGTTCCCCGCTTAATGCGCTCAAACAAACGCTTCCGCATAGTAGGCTTAGTATAATTTCCTGCCTCATTTACTTTTGACTTTGTTTTCGATTTCGCCACGAGTAATACCTATATCTCTTAAATCTCTGTCAGACATGTTATTTAGTAACCATACATCGGCACTTGCTTGTCTGCTTCGTTCAATACTTTTAAATAATCTTTTAAACATTTTAACTATCTCCGTTATGTTAGTAAGGCTTGTTTACCTTACAGAGATAGTTATACCATAGTTAGTTATACCATACTATAGATAATAATGCAACCCCGTTATGCATTCCTAGCAGGGTCATAGTATTCTTCTAGTGAAACCATTACATTAATTGTGTTAGTAGTCTCACCATATGCTACTAGCTTATCACCAGCGTGTAAGTTAAAGTAACCACCATTAACTAAGTTATCTACAGAGTTACCTGCCATACTTAACCCATTAGCTATATAATGATACGCATTATCTTCTTTGTGATAGAATTGTACGTATACCTTTTTAGTTGAGTTACTATTATTACTCAAATGTAGGTATCGTACTATAGCACTAAAGTTATTAGGGCATGTGTACAACACAGTAGCACTTGCATCTGCAGCAGTAGCGGATACAAGATAACCTTGTGTGTGAAACTTAGCGTTGTTTAGATTAGCCATTACTTACCTGCGTCTTGACACTTACCTGTGGCAGAACAATTAGCTGGTGTAGTACAGCCCTTACACGTTTTAAATTTACCCATCTTCATATTACTTACTTTCCTTGTGTTCCCGGATTAGATGCACCACAGTTTACGTAGCCACCTTTATTATACGAAGGTTTCTTATTCTTCTTCTTCTTAGCCATACCGCCCTTGTATAAATCAAAAGGTGCTTGAGGAAGTGTGACGTTCCCTTTCATTTTATTATCACGAGCAGATTGTTGTTGTTTACGTATCATAGAATATTTTTCAGCTGCATATTTTTTCTTAAACTTTGCTAGGGCATTTTTATAAACAAGCTTATATGCCTTTTTACGAGGCCCACTATCCATAGCTTCCATACGGTTTTTCATATCTTCTATTTTTGCTTTGGCGTTTGCATAATCTTTATCAGCTTGAGATACAGTTTGATTTTTATTTATACTACCTTTATTTTCTGCTGCTGCTGCTTCTGCTCTTTGCTTACGATCTTTAAGTTTTTGAGCAGCAAGTTTTCTAGCTTTCTCTGCTTCTGCAGTCTTGTCTTTCGGTACTTGGGTTACAAGTTTACAGCCTAATCTACGAGCTACATTAAGTCCCATTATATTTTTCCTATTACCATTTAACTTTGTGTGACCAGTACTTAGCACTTAGCTTACTAGTCGGTTTACCTTGAGCATTATGTCTAGCATAGTAACTCTTCTTACGAGCTTTGTCTTTAGCAGTCTTAGGATTCTTACCTGCACCACTGACACCCTGTTGACCAAAACGAATAAACTTATACGTGTCCCCCTCTTTAGCCATCACACAGTGAGACTTCTTAGGGTGACTAGGTGTCCTCTTAGGTTTGTTTACACCCTTGAGTCCTTCCTCTTTCATTTTAGTCTTAACTCGCTCAGGAACTGCCATCTGTCCAACCTTCTTTTTTCATTGCCCACTCTACGTGTTCTAAAGTAAACTTACGACCATAGTGGGCTTCCACTGCAGTTCTTACATAGAATACATCACTGTGAGGGATATGTAAGTTCTTTAAATTACCATCAAGCAAATGCTTATAGAATTGTTTAAGAACATCGTCTGTATATAGTTTTACTGATTTCTTCGCCATTGTCAATACTTAATTATACAAAGTCCTCGCCTAAGAAGGCGATTTATATGTACGTAGTTACTTTATGCTATCATATATCACTGTACGTATACACTTATATGTTAATATATTAGTAAGTATATATTCATAGTACATGTATACTGTACGTGTATCACTTATAGTGACCCTACCCGGAATATACTATATACATAGTTTTACACACTATACCCCCCATGTCAACCCCTAATCGTACATCGGTAACATAACGTGATAATATTGTAATATATTGTAACATACTGTGATCCTACACGTATACATAACACCATATCTGTACAGTGGTTAACACTCTCATATTCCTGATCTGTGTAATTGTACATGCATACTAACGTACACCCCCCGTATGCCCCCTGCCCACCCTAGCTTGGGGTCGTTTGCGTGCGCCCACAGGCACATATACACGCATGGTGAGAGCATTATGCATAGGCACATACACCATACACGAGGAATATTCCATGATAACAGTCACTTACGAAGATATGACAACTGTTATACAATCAGTTGCCTTCACATATGATGCAAGCATGGGTACGCTGTGAGCAAGTGACGTGTGTGAACGTGCCGATGCACATATACACCCACCCATAGGCATGACCTACACATCACGTGCATCACACGCTCGGCTGCCTACACATATACGCATGCGCACCCGCACTGAGAGCTGATTCGTTTTACCCTCTAAAAGTGATTCGTTTTGGCTGTTTGTAGTCCGATGACGGACTTGATTTGCCCCATATACTACTACGTAGTAAAATAGGTGTTGACACCATCGGATTTATCTGATCTAACTGATTGCATCGAAACGGCGAACTTGCCAAACTCAAAAAGGAAAAATCTTATGACAAAT